AGTTGTTAGAAGGCCACGATAGGTTACACTATATTATAGACAAAGCAAAAGATTTAGAACCATTACCTGAGGCTGTAAAGACAGACGAGAATAGAATACGTGGTTGTGCTTCAAAGTTATGGTTAATAGGTGGTGTCAAAGATGATGACACAATGATATATCAAGTTGATGGTGAAGCTCATATCAGTAAGGGTACTGCCAAGATTGTAATAGACATAGTGAATGGGGAACAAAGAAATGTGGTTGCTAATCTTACTGTTGATAGTTTTACACCATTAGGTATCAAAGAACTACTAACTATGCAAAGACAAAATGGATTAGGTGAATTGATAGATAGAATTATAAGGATAGCGCAATGACATATACAGTAAACGATAAGTGTATAATGTGTAAACACACAGACTGTGTTGAAGTGTGTCCTGTAGATTGTTTCTATGAAGGAGAGAACATGTTAGTGATCAATCCAGACGAATGTATTGATTGTGGTGTATGTGAGCCAGAGTGTCCAGAAGACGCCATAAAGCCAGACACAGAAGACGAGGGTAAAGCATGGGTGGACTTCAACACCAAGTGGTCAACATCAGGTTGGCCTGTAATATCAGAAGTAAAAGATTCATTGGATCCTGATAACAAACACAGGAATGAGCCAGACAAACTTAACAAATATTTTAAGGACAAGTAATGAACATAGTAGGTATAAAAGGTGCGTTTAATACAGAGGCGATGTTTGTATTTCCTAAACATGAAGATTTTAAACTTATAGGGTATAAAGAACGTGGTAATGCTTATGCGGGATGGTTAAGTAAAAACGCAGATGCGTATATTCAAACAAATGTTTTAGGTGTAATGAAGAAGAAGAACGCAGAGATATATCAATTCATATTAGATAAAAAGAAACCTATAATAGTAGTAGAACAAGCGACCTTTAGAAAAAATTTAGACATAGAAAAACCAGATGATTATTATTTTAGAGTTGGTTTAAATCACTATACTTATAGCGATGGTATATTTAAGAATAAGAACTCACCATCTGACAGATGGGAACAAATACAAAAAGAACAGAACATAGAGATAAAACCTTGGAAGAAAAAAGGTGACTATATTTTAATACTTACACAAAATCCTATTGACACAAGTTTAAACGATCTAGTAAAGAAACCAGGTGACTATGAAAACTTTATAAGATCAACGATAGAGAACATATCAAAATATACAGGTGAAGATATACTCATAAGACCACACCCACGATTTACATTTAGATTTAATAAAGATACACTTAAAGACATTAACGTTAGAAACAAAGTAATGTTTAGTGAGAACTTAAATAACTTTAATGTGACCAATGGTGGAGAAGATATCTATAAAGATTTAGAGAACGCTAGAGTAGCGATATCATATTCAAGTAATAGTCTAACAGAGGCGATATGTGAGGGTGTTCCATGTATATCGTTATCTAACACGTCACATGCCTATCCTGTGTCGTTTCATACGTTAGAAGTATTAAAATATAAAGAACTACCAGAGTTTGATAGAACACAGTGGTTGTATGATTGTTCTTATACACAATGGAAAATGTCAGAAATTAATAGTGGGATAGTACATGAAAGGTTGTTGAATGATAATAACGCATAAACTCGCAAGACAAGATTGTTTATCACATCAGATTTTTTCTGCGATAGAAAAAGGTTGGAAAGATACACCAATGAAACCTATACACTTTTTTTGGGGTTTAGGTGAACACAATATAAGAGATATTAATAACGTTATGGTTAAGAATGAAGAATGGTGGTATGTAGATGTTGGTTATCTAACAGAACAAATCACAAGATATCCTAGTCCAATAATACACAATATAGATAAAACTTATTTTAGAATAGTCAAAGGTGAAATGCACACAACAAAAGGTCGTGTTGGTGATGGAGAAAGATTGAATGAGTTAAGACACAAAGGTATTGACGCTGAGTTTAAAGGTTGGTCAACAGGACAACATATACTTCTAGCGCCATCATCACAAACAGTAACCTATTTTATAAATGATGCGAGCCAAGAAGATTGGATTTCTATGGTGACTGAAGAACTAAAGAACCATACAGATAGAGAGATACGGCTTAGAAATAAACCAAGACCAGGAAATCAATGGTGGGGAACAGATATAAAAGATGATCTAAAAGATTGTCATTGTCTAGTCACTAACATGTCACTATCTGCCATAGACTCAATACTGAATAAGGTTCCTGTCATATGTATCGCTAAGAATGTAGCGTTTCCTGTTTCAGAATACAATCTTACACAAATAGAAACTCCATTTAAACCAGAAAGAAAAGCCGTTGAAGAATGGTTAAAGACTGTTGTGGAAAACCAATTCACTATACCAGAGATAGAAAACGGAACAGCATATAGAACATTAAAATTATGATAAACAAATTAATTTGGGATAAAGTAGAAGAATTATTTTACTGGAATATATCAGTAGATAGTCCTATTAATCAATTACCTTTTACAACGGAATTTATTATTAATTGTCAAAAAGAATTTTCAATGAAAGTAAGAGATAAAGAATACTCTATACGTCTTGGTAGTATTATGGATTGGCGTGATAAAACTATGGGCGATTTTGTAAAAGAAATAGACAAACAATATCAAAGTAATTATTTTGTATCAGAAAATGGTACAAGTACAACAGGTGTCGTAGGTAAAGTACATGATATTGACGATAATCCCGTTGCGAATAAATGGAATATAAGAGGTGAAGCACTTGTTGAACGTTTAAAACAAATGCAAAAAGAAAAACCTAATCTAACAATATTAGATATGGGTTGTGGTGCAAACGAATATAAAAAACATTTAAACAATGTAACTGGTGTTGATCCTTATAGAAAAGAAGCAGATGTAATTTGTAGTACAGCAGATTTTAAACCTGCTGACGATATAAAATGGGACGTAATTATATGTTTTGGTTGTAATAATTGGTATACGTATGATGAACAATATAGAAACTTTATGACATTAAAGAATTGTTTAGCGCCTAATGGTATATTATTATGGTCTCATATTCACAATTATTATAAAATGCTTCAACCAGATCACTCACATGCTTATACATGGATACATGGTGATATAGAACACGCACATAAAAATAGTGCGTTTCTCTATTCTGATAGAGATTGGAAATACATTTGGTATTTTAATTGGACTGAACACGCTGTAAACACTTTAAGTAATCATGTAGGGTTATCTGTTGATAAAATAGATTACGACCATTGTAATTTATATAGACCTCCTATGTATAGAATATTTGTAGAAATGACACATAGATGATGAATTTTGTATGTGTGTATTATGGTGACAAGTATCAGATAGAGTATGTTGAAAAGTTGTATAACATGGTTAAGAAAAATACCACAGTTGAACATAAGTTTATTTGTTTTACAGACAATACAGTTATACAAAAAAGATTAAGACATACAGATATAGAATTTAGAGAATTTAAAAGACATGACTTTGATGGTTGGTTTAACAAATTACAATTGTTTAGTCCAGACAGTGAACTTGTTGGTAGTAATCTCTACATGGATTTAGATGTGGTTATTATGAATAATATAGATGAACTCTTTACGTATGGAGAAGACCACAACTTTGTAGGTATGAATGACTTTAATCCTACCACTGGAGTATTCAATTCTAGTATTATGAAGTTTAATAACAATACAACTAGTAGTTTAATATGGGATAACTACATCAAAAGAAGAACTGAATTTAAAAAATACACTGGCGACCAAGAAATCATATCAATTCTAATTAAAGAACACAAAGACACTCTATCATATCCTGATTCGTGGACACAATCATATAAGTGGTTTGATCACAAGGGTGAGAGATTTAATAGAAACAAATGGACATACGAAAAAGACCCGAATGCCAAGGTTTGTATCTTCCATGGCTATCCGAATCCACACGATTCGACACAAGAATGGGTGAAAAACCTCTGGATTTAAGAACAAAATAAGAACATCACGCAAAATACCTTAAAAACCCTTATAAAACTAGCAAAATACTTCTGTACTTATCAGCTGATCCTGATATTATAATAGTATGAATAACAAAGAAAAAAAAATAAGACTACAATTGTTAATTAAAAGACTTGACAATGTGAACAAAATAGTATATAATAACCCTACTATGTCAATGTTCAACCAGTCAAAATTAATTAAGAAAATGAATAAAGAACAAAATTTATATTATAATAACAATCAAACGAAAGGACAAACACTATGTCAAAAATAAAAGCATACATTGAAACATCAGTAGAGAACGCTGTTGATAAGATCGTTTTCAAAATGAAAGACGGTCAGATTGATCTAACAACTGCTGTTGAAGAAGTTAAGAAACTTGATAACCTAGAAATGGTAGGTATCACAGAAGACAATGTTGAAGAAGTATTACTTACAGAGAGCAAATCTTAATGAGTAAAACTTTCAACGTTTGTTATTTGAGAGAATACATGGACCCAGAAATGTCTGGTGAGTATTTTTACGCTTACGAAACTGTGTATAGAAATGTACCAATGAAGTACAAGACAAAATTTAACGCAGAAAATATGAAGATGAAAATTCTTAAATTCTGTGACTGGAACTATAAAGAAACAGCTAAGAACTTTGAAAATACAACCAAAGTAGAATTGATAGATGAAAAACAATACTATCAAACTTACGAAGATGTATTCGGTGAGTCAGCGGCTGAAGATAAAAATATGTTTAATGATTATGGTCAACAGTATCATAGACAATCATTAAGAAAAGATTTTAATGTAAAACTTACAAAAAGTAAAGTACCAAGTTATGGTGGAAAGAGGTGTCATTAATGAAATACAGTGAAGACAAGATAGTAAAAGAAATACACGATTATATTAAATCAACTTATAGTGAACATTATAGTACAACTAAAGATGGTTTTCAAGTACAAGATATGTTAAGACATTTAGGTATTGACAAAGACTTCTGTCAAGCCAACGCCATCAAATATCTTGCTAGATATGGTAAGAAGAATGGTAAGAATAGAAAAGATTTATTAAAAGCAATACACTACATTGTATTATTAATGAGTAGTGAAGAAAACAAATAGGAGAAAATATGGACACACAAACAGATATAGTTTTAGTAAAAGAAGACTTAGGTAAAAATCTATACAGAAGTAAAAAATATTATACACTTGTTATTGAGCAAGATGTATTGGCAGATAGTAAAGATGATGCTGATAAGAAATTTAGTGATAACGGTATAGATCACTCTAATATAAATGCAGAGATCACAGAAGAAAAAGATGGTGTATTGACTTATATGGTTGACGCTAATTATTCAGATAGTGATACAACAGAGTATCTTGGTAAGGTATCTTATACAGATGATGAGTATGCTGAAGAAAACGGTGACGTAGAAATAGATCAACATGCTGATGAGGTTGATGTACCAGATGATGTTGATACACAAATAAATTTAGAAGCAGAACAATTGAAAGGTAAGTAATGGACATATCAGGATATAGCTCACACGACTGGCGTAAACATACACACAATGCTGTTGTTGTAGATAATGATAGTAAAATGAAAGTAAATGAATCTAGGGTTATATTTACAAACCCAAATACTTTAAAAGAAGAATCAATTGAAGTATCTAGGTTGATAAGAGTTTTTGTAAACAACGCAGTAGGTCATAAAAAAAGTATTAAATGAATACAGTAACTATAACAGTAAACAAAAAGACATTACAAGAAACTTATAATCAAGTTGCTATGTTAAATGATATGGGGTTTCCTAACTTTCAAAAAGGTGAACCAATTACTAACTTAATGATTGAAGTTAAGAAAGATTTGAAGAAACGAAAACAAAAGGTAAGTTTATGGACAAAGATAAAGAGGTATATTAATGTATAATGATGAAGATTTTAACCACGCTGATAGACCTTATCAAAAATTAGATGACAAGATCAAAGAATTAAATAGTACCAGAGTATATAAGAAGATCACACCAAAGAGTGGTTTATCATGGTATGTTAAATGGGTATCAGTGGTTTTTGTTGTCATGGGTTGGATGCTACACGCAATCAATTTATTTCCATACAATATCGCATTATCAATGGTTGGTGTTGCTGGTTGGTTATGGGTAGGTATGTTATGGCACGATAGAGCATTGATTGTATTAAACAGTATTGGTGTTGTATTACTTGGTTTAGGATTATTAAAACACATGGTAGGTTTATAATGCCATTTGGATTAACAACAGCTAGAAACAAGAGAGAAGAATGGGTCTTAAAGAAGATAGAATACTATAAGGTTACAG